CAACTGGAACATTGTCAGAGATGGACCAGATGGATTTCAAGCATGAAGATACTATGGAAGAAATTGGTAAGCGCACAGAAGGCGCATTATCACTCGAAGGTAAAAGACAGTCTGGACGTGAAAAACTACAGTCTGAAAAAGGCTGGACTATTGGAACTATTCCTGACCCTGATAATCCTGGTCAGCAGATTGGGGTTAGGGTAAATGCTGATACTGGTGAAGTTCATCCAATTAAGTTCGGGGATAAGGGTATTGGTGGATTCACAAAGTCTGGCACTGGTGCAGGTGGTGGCAGAGGAGAAACCGCACAAGCAGCGCGTGTGAGAATGTATACGACTGCTCGTGAAATTCTCAACACTAGGCCAGATTTAGCTAAATACCTGAAATTCACTGGTGGAACTGATTTTCAAGTTGCACAGCCACGTTCTACATGGGGTGGCGAAGATTTACCAACTCAGCAAAAGAAGATTGATGAAATTAATAAGATTATTTACGGAACTAAGCCTCCTGGTTCTCAGGAGATGTCATCTCATGCTCCAACTACTCCGGTTAATGGTCCTAATAATACTACTAATCCCCCACAGAGAGGCGCTGCGCCAAATCAGGGAGTAATGAAGCAATATTCTCCAAGTAGGAATCAAACTCGAATTTCCACAGATGGCGGTCAAACTTGGAAAGTTGTTCCGGGTAGGCAATAATGCCGCAGCCACCACAAGTAGATGACTGGCAGGATGTAGACGATTGGCAAGATACGTCTGCACCTGCACAATCACCTATACCTAGTCAGCAAGCGGAACCATCAGGATTTTTCACTAAGGCATGGCATGCTATTAGTGACCCACTAACTGATGCTCCGTCACGTTTCGCTAGGTCTGTAGGTGATTGGATTGACCAACCATCCAATGAGGATGATACCTATTGGTCTGGCGTAAAAGCTAGAGCCAAAGGATTTACTGCTGGTGCGTTACAGGGTGCTGGTGACTTAGTATCCGGTCTATCTTCTCCATTAAATCTTGCAACTACAGCAGCAACGATGGGTTCGTCAGGAGCACTTAAAGCGGGATTACCGCAAGTTGCTAAGGGACTATCGCTTGGTGCTAAAGCTCTCGCTGCTCCGGTTATATTGCACGGTGCAGGTAATGTTCTATCTCCTGATTCTACGCTTGCGGAGAGGGGACAAGGATTAGTAGAAATGGCAGGTGGTGGAGCAGCAATGTTACATACACCTACTGCTAAACCAAAACTAGGAACTACTGTTGCTGAAGAAGAACATCCTTTCGGCACTACTCCTCCAAAAGAAGCACCGCCACAGCCTAAAGGTATGGCTGCTGACAAGAATATTGTTGACCCTTATGAATCATATAGAAAGGTTCCAGTTGGAACCAAATTTAAGGTAAGCCCTGAAAGCATGAAGGGCAAGATTAAAGATGCAATTAAACTAGGATTTGATATTAGTTTGAATGATGAGGGAAAACTTGAACTTACTAAGACAAGGGAATCACCTGCTGTCAATATTCCTGAACCCAAGGCGGTAGATGATGCAGCGTGGCAACAAGCCATTAATCTACCTCGCACTCTTATGGCTTCAATGGATATGTCTGCGCCTTTGCGTCAAGGCTTGGGACTTATTCATAAGAAGGCATTTTGGACTGCGCTACCCGAAATGGTTAAAGCGTTCGGTAGTGAGGATGCATACAACGGTATCCAACAGTCAATTTTAGATAATCCAATGTTTAAGAAGACTGTGCGTGCTGATGGTAAGGTTATGCCATCATTCGCAGAGCGCGCAGGACTTAAACTAACTGATTTGAATAGTCTTGCTACTCGTGAAGAAAATATCATGTCCAATTGGGGTGAAAAGTTCCCTGGTGTTAGGGCATCTAATAGAGCGTATACAGCTTTCCTGAATAAGTTGAGAGCAGATACGTTCACATCAATGGTTAAGGATTTTGACGTAGTGACTCAAGGTGCTGTTAAGAAGAATATGGCACTTGCGAGTCAAATTGCAGACTTTGTGAATGCTGCTTCTGGACGTGGTAAGCTAGAAGCAACAATTCCAGGTATTGGAAAGACAGTTAGCTTAGAGACTAGCGCCAAAAATCTCTCATCTGTGTTGTTCTCGCCTAGACTTATGGCTTCGAGACTACAGATGATGGGTAAAGGTGCTGCTGCACTATTTGACCCACAGGTCTATATGTCACAGGGACCGAATATTCGACGTGAATATTTGAAGTCTCTATTTGCTATTGCTGGCGCGGCTGGTGCATTCTCTCAGATGGCTAAACTTGGTGGGGCTACAGTAGAAACTGACCCTGCTAGTTCTGACTTTGGTAAAGTAAAGATTGGGAACACCAGAATCGACCCGTATGGTGGTTTCCAGCAATACATCGTATTGGCTCAGCGTCTAATGCCACATATCGACCTTTCCAGTATTGGGATGGAAGATGCTGTAGGCGATATGCGCGAGGCAATCAAACGAAATGCTGGAAATACTGGAATAGTGCCAGTAGATTTAGCTGCTAACTTACTAGCATCTACAGGTGGACACATGAAGTCCACAACTACTGACCGTGAATACGATTTGGGTGATTCAGGTTTTGGTCGTTCAGATAGAGCAGAAGTTTTAGCGCGATTTATTCGCTCTAAGACTAATCCTATTATGAACTTTGCATGGGGTATGATGGCTGGACAGAAAGAAATGTCCGGTAAACCTATGCAATTTTCACCTGTTAATCCCCTGGGGCCAAAAGGGGAGAATCTTTTTGACAATGCTATATTCCAGCGTTTTGCTCCTATGCTAACGCAGGATATTTATGACCTTTACATGGACGACACCACCTCCCTTAAAGAAAAAGCGTTGGCTGGATTCCTCGCGTCTGTTGGAATGGGTAGCCAAACCTACGGGAACGAACGTTAGGTTTTTTATAGCGGTAATTCTAGGACTCGCTGCTTGGATTGCCGTTATTTTTCTGGTAGGTTACTTCTGGTTAATGAACTTCTGTAATGACAGGATTTTCTGTTGAAACTACTAATCACGCTCCTTCTTCTCACAATCAGCACCCCAGTCTATGCCGGTGATGACACCAAACTTCCGGACGTTGCTAGTTATATCACCGTCATTACTAATGTCACCTTCGACACAATAAAATCCATACGTAGCGACAATCGTAAAGACGCATTCACTATGCAGGGGCTTAGACTTGGAGCTACTATCGCTAGTAGCGAAGTCATCAAGTTGATTGTCCATAAAATGCGTCCAGATGGTTCTGATAACAAGTCATTTTGGTCAGAACATTCTGCCATAGCTGCTACTAGTCAAGGCTGGAACTTCTACGTTGGTGGAAGTTTGACTTTCGCAACTATGGCAGGACGTGTGGAAGCCAAGAGACACTTTCCTCTCGATGTTACTGTAGGTGCTGGAGTAGGGACGTTATTTGAACGTCTATTTCACTCCAAATCGCCACACTAAGAATGCCCACGCTGCAATCTTAGCGAGGTCACGAGGGTCTTTCTTATTAGTGTAACGAACGGTCTTGTAGATAATCTCACCAAGAGCGTGTGAATCATTCTTGCTGAGATTTTGGAGAAACTGATACAGCTCGTTTGCTCCGTCTACGCCCGTATCGTTATATCCTTTCTTTTCTGCCCCTCCTTCCAGAAGTTCCTGAACCTCTTTTACGAAGTCCTTGAAAGTTCTTTCGTCAGAAGGGGATAAGGTCCTTGGCATTAATCTGCTCCTTGCATTCAATGCATAGATAAATTGCCATATGAGGATTTTCGAGTTTCCTCATACGCAATTCGTCTAGTTCTCTGATGTTATGTCCACACGTTGGACATGAGCCTACAAACTTGTTAATCTCCGGTAGTCTGATTATGTCCTCCTTCGAGGATTCGTCGCTCATTTTCGAGATTCCTTGTTAAAGCGTCCTTCTCGGTAAACTTGTTAGGATACCGAGCGCGAAGTTTAGCTATGTTAGTTTCAAACACATAGCCAAATGTGGTTTTTAGTTCGTCAATTGCGAGTGCAACATACCATTCCAAGTCTCCCAATTCTTCCTTGAGATTTACTTGGTCAATAGTCTTGCCGTAGAGGATATGCTTCTTCAACATATCCATGAATTCTCCAGTCTCAGTCCACATGCCCATTGCTGCATGTAGTAATCGGAGCGTTCCGATATTACTGAGCCTTTCGATTACTGGACCATAATCCATCAGGTCCGTAACAGTAGCGTCACTCTGATATTGGTCGCTATTCATGCCCCACCTTGTTTAGTGTAATGTGCAGGTCTTGGAGTATGAATACCACTGCGTATGCGGCAGTAAACACACTCCATACACCTGCCAAACATCGTTGTTCCACACACTGGACATTTCCACGGTTTCACATTTAGATATAGTTCAATCCGCCTATTCTCCGCATCTGATGTGCGTGGCTTTGGTTTATCCTCAATTAGTTCTGGTTGAGGAATACCATAGTCGTTAGGCGGTTGAATTAGTGGCATTACCAGCTAAGTTTCTGAATAGCTTCTAATGCCTTCAGTGTTTCGCTATTGGAAAGTAGTTCCTTTGCAGCTTCCAAGTCTGCCAGCTTGCGCTTGTGCATTGCAATCTGGTCGTCGATATTCTCCATGATAGTGCGAGGACGTGCTACGCTTGCACTGTTCATAGCACCTTGCATTGCTTCCTGTTCGTATGCCATCTTGTTCATCCTCGCTAGTCCATGAAAAATGTCCATTATTCATTCCTCGCGATTCCGGCGTTAGCCCACATTACAGACTGTTCAAGATTAGTTAGGGCTACTGAACGTTCCCTACTATCAGGAACATTCTCCAGATATGCAACTGCCAAGTCTCTCGCGATATCTCGTAACATTTCATATCGCTTGGCTTGGTCATCCTTCGGTGGATGATATGTGAAGTTGTGTTGGACTTTCGCCAAGTCCTGGTCAGTTGGTGGATACTTGGGTTTGTAATCTTCAGGCATCTGGTCCTTTCTTAGATTTACCAGCCATAAAGAACTGTAATTCCTTTACCTGTTCTTCTGGCATCTGGTAAACAATCTGGTTTCCAATGCTCGCAGTTTTAATCATTCCTGCTGCGTCGAAACCTTGCATCATGTTATCGAACTCCTCTGGTGTCTCGTAATTAGCCCACATCTTCTTCATCAGAACAGTTCGTGTAACACTATGCGTGTCTCTATTCAGCAACTCCATAATTATTAGAGTTTTAAGCAATGCAGAGTGTGAGATACCTTGCTTGCCTAATGTGGTTTGACGCACATTACCAAGTAGTTTCTCACACTCAACAATCGCTTGTCGCATTGCGGATTCACAGATTTCCAATCGTGGTTCGATAGCCAATGATAGTAGCATAGCTACTTTAAGGACGGAGGCATCAAACCGATTCATGGTTCCTGTTTCGTCCTTATTCGTGTCAACCTTCTTTATTTCGGCAAAGTTCTCATACCAGTCATCAAAGATTACCCCTACTTCGCTGAACCATACATCACGTGGCCCCTTCTTACCAACTTTAATCTTGCGATAACGATATTCATCTGACTTCTCGTTAGTCGCGAGGGGCTTAAATGGTCCAACTAATTTGGATAGTTCCTTGAGATAGTCTGAGGTGCTTCCATAGTTGATTTCTTCTTCTAGTGGATAGATTAACGAGTTTACTCTATCACTCTGCTTTTCGTAGATGATAAAGGTTCTCGCGAAGTATCCACCTTTAATCGCTGCCAGCGTAAAGAAGTCACTTGACATGGCTTCATTAGTCGCGGTCAGCATAGTAATGGTTGGGTCTTTAAGAGTAAACGTTTCCATCTTGAGAAGGCTGCGCCATTCTCCTTCATTGTATATGCGGTCATACAAGTCAGTGAGAATTTTGGTTGCTACCTTGTCCTCGACGATGGATGAAGACAACTCAGAACTACATATAAATGCAACCGACTTAGCGTTTACCTTACCGCCAGGCTGCGTATATGCTGTTCCAAGTTCCTTCAATATTCCTTGTATCGAACCTCTGCCCGTAATCACACGAGTATTATTCACCAGTTTGACGAGCTTTTTTGCCATGTTTACAGGCGGACCCTTCTTAAGTCCACTGTCCGCGTGGAACATGGTATAGATATTAGGATACAGGTTAAAAATCTGTTGATTTAACCAGACATTATCCTTCACTACTGCAGAGATTGCTGTTATAGCAGACCACCGCCAAAAGCTCTCTGGTGATTCAAGTTCACTGTGGAGGTCAACAACTTGTTGAACCCAATTCATCTTCAGCGCCAGTAATACGCTTACCAGTTATCATTGAGTAGAGAACAGTAAGCATAGGTTTTCCGAAGCAGTCTTCACAGACTGGTGAAGGTTCATCTGTCACCCTGTATTTCTTACATGACGGACACCACACTTCTCTTGGCTTGATGTTAAAATGGGATGTCATCGTCCCACGACCTATTCTCTAATGCACAGTCATTGAGTAGTCGTCGGTGAACTTGAGCAAGTAATAGGACAAAGTTAGCAAGTAACTCTGTAAGGCTCTGACCTATTACTTTATCAATCGAGTGTGAGTTAAACTTAGAAGGACCGCCTTCATTAGTTTGACCCCTTACGACTAGTGTGATTTCAAATTCATACTTCAAATTTTCTCTCCACCTGATGATGGTAGATTGTCTTAGTGAGAGGACTATCCTCTGGTAATGTAGGCGCGAGGAATGCTTCCGTAACACTCCTCGGCGGCATCTTCAAGACTTCAACAGGTTCGGAGATAATCGGTATATCTTTGAACTTCTTCAAGTCTCGATAGTTCTTACCAGTTTCAAGCTCACAAGGTATCTTTAGCCTGCGACGCTTAAGTGAACATTGCGAGAAATCGATGGGACGTTCCATCTCTTTCTTGATGATTACTGAGTATTCCGCGAGCTTACTTATGGGTATTGAGAACAGTAGTGCGTCATGAGATTCCATGACTATCTTGATGAGAGGAATTTGCCTACGAATGCGAATCCCTGCCATCTTAGTATTGTCAGACACAGTGCGCTGAGGTATATAGGAGAATGCCTGTCGGAATAACTCCTCACCCCAACGCTCAAAGAATGTGCGTTTACCACCCATTGGAGCATCGACACCATGTGGTAACGCTGCTATTAGTTGTCGGTTTCTCTTGAGAGATTCGACGACCCCCGCTTGGAATACCTGTTGTATTCGTGGCTGTTTAGAGTGGAATATTTGAAGCGCACGTTCTGCAATCGATTCCGTAATAGCAATCGGTATCTTGTATTTGCGTGCATCAGTATTGACTGATATAGCTGCACGTCGTTTACCAGCACCGAGGTGCCCTGCATGTCTAAGAGTTTTACCAGCAAATCTAATTGGGTGCTCGTATCCCAATACTTTCTTAGAGTAATCAAGTTCAGTCCCACCAAAAAACCAACTAGCAGTAAGAGCGTGGTAATCAATGGTATCCACCAATTCTAAGGCTTCCTCATCACCTGCGAGGAGCCATACAACTCTAGCTTCTGCCTGAGAACTATCAGCTTGTAGGAATATTTCTTCCTCTACAACTTTGACAGGTTCACGATTGATAATCTCAACATGGGTATCATCAGGGACATACATACCACGTATATCAGACCCAATGTCACCATGTTTAGTCATCGTCTGAAACGCAATGCCCAGGACTTTATCTTTTTTCTTGCCATTCTCGTCAACAACTTCGATGGTGGGTCGAATAGGGATATCCTGTTGACCTGTGGATGTTCGTCCCGTATCCAGACAGGGAAAATACGTAGTCCGCATACGGTCATCAAAATCTGGAAGAGCCATAAGGTAAGTCGAGATAGACTTCCTAACTCTACGTCCTTCCAGTATAAGTTCACAGATTCTTCTGTGTGCTTCAGGTCTGGATTTCCAATTGGATGCCGCGTTAAGCAAAGCAGTAACGTCTTCTTCACCAGTAGTCTCCCTTCTTGGAAACTTTAAGTTATCCCAAAGTAGCGTTGCTATCTGCTTTGGGCTATTAGTGTTTATCTCAGTTCCGGTAAGGACGAATAGTTCGTATCGACACTTTTCATCCCATTCGATATACTTACGAAGAAGTCTATCTCGTTCCTCAGCATCAACTCTAAAGCCTTGTCTCTCAATAGCCCAATACAAATCAGGCAATTCCATGAGGAAGTTTTCAAAGAATGGACGCATTCCAAGTTCATCGAGGTCTGCATCCATATTCTCGTCAACTTCAATTGTGACACAGGCATCACGCGCACATCCGAGAAGTAAATCGTTGATGCTTCCTTGATACATCCCTTCGTTTTTGTAGAAGGGTTCTTCCGTGTAGATACTGGTATTATATGCGAGTCCTTTAGGTAACTCTGGCTGGATGGCATGGGCTTTAAGCATGACATCACTGGCAAGTTTCCTAATAGCGAATCCAAGTCGCAGTATCTTATCACGGTCGTAATTGAAATTCTGTCCGACAATCTCGTTCTCCCACAGCATATCAGCTAATATCAACCACATCTGAACTAAATCAGAAGTTGGGATATTAGAGATGCCGTCAGTATTCCACAGCGGAACTACAATGCCATGATTACGTGTAAATGCCAAGCCTATACAGACTGGAATACACGTTCCATTAGCCTCAATATCCGTGCCCATCCGTATCTTCTTGCCACGGTAACGGTCACGAAATTCAGCTAGTTGTGCAGAGTTCCTACAGATTTCGAGAGTGCGAACGGGAAGGTTTAATTCGGGGAATCTTGATTGCGCGAAGGCACGCTTCATATCAAAGGCCATAATCTGGCGATTCCAGTAGCCCTTGAATTCTACATCTGTAGCGTGCCAACTAAGATGATACGGATTATAGGTGGGAACAAACTTAACTCCCATCCCATGTAGTATTGACCCACGATAGGATTGAATGTCTAACTTACCATTTAATGCCCACAGTGCAGTCTTACCAAGTGCGAGGATGCAGTTAGGTTTAATACTATTAACCTCAGTCTGCAATTCCTCTAAACACTTTACAATGTCTACGCCATGATTCTTCGCACGTATGGCGAATGGAATCTTCTTCTTGCCGATATTGGGTGGGACCTCATACTTAGAGACGTATGTTTGCCAGCAGTTATCTTTCCTAATGCCAGCATCAAACAATAACTGGTTAAGTTCTTTTGCGTCTGTAAACGCACGACCAGCTATTGTGTCCTTCGGCTGAGGACACTCACCCAATATCATTAGTTGCGAACCTAATGGTCCGTGACCAGGAACGTAGACGTGTTCGCTCATTTTTTCAGAAAGTGGTGATGAATTTCAAGTGAGCAGTCCATACAGATTATGTTCCTAGTCTCAGTCTTCATGAGACAATCGGTTCCATTCGGTATGGACTCCTCACATACGCAACACTTCTTCTCAAACTCTATTGCCGGAAGTCCCGGCCTAGTAGACCCGAAGCGTGATTCTGTCTTACTTGCTATCGCAGGCATCTAATGCCTCCAGAATCCTATACGCGAGGTCAATTAGTTCAATTGCGGTGAGATTAGTAAACCTCTGTTTGAGAACCTCCGCAATTGCTTTTACTCTCATCGACTGGTTCATGTGCTAGTCTCCTACAGTTATCGCAGAGTTTAGTTCGGTGTAGTAATCCCGGTGTAGGGATTTTCTCCTTCCACGACTTACCACATGTTGGACAATCATTCCATGTCTGATTATCCTTCATGTTTTTCACCCGTATGTCGTTTCTATACCCTCTCCCCATAGCGTTACCATCATGGATTCATCGGAGGCTGAGGACTGAGCGCGATGGTAAATCCAAGCAGACGCCCAACATATTGTGGATAAATGATGGGGAATTTCCCACCAGTTCCTGCTGGCTTGTCAAGTATTTGCTGTAGCATGGAAGTGTGCTGATTCAGGATAGCAGTTTGTTCATGCTGTGATTCCTGAATAGCTGTCAGTTGCGAAGCCTGAGCTTGCAATAGTTGCTTAGTCTCAGCATTCTGAGATATGATTAAATCTAGTTTGGCGTTGATGTCGTCGGTGGGTGGAGGAGGTGTATCGCCGTTGAGTCCTGCGAGTTCTTTTGTTGGCTGAACCCATCTCGGAAGAAGGTCCGCACTCGGAGACATGCCAGAATTGACAGGTCTAACAGTTGCACCGTTAGGAACCTGCACATCAGTTGCGATATCATATCCACCACCTTCCGGTTTGTGGAGAATGAAATCGACAGATAGTCCCATGACATTGTTGCCAGTAGTTTTCGATAGCAGTCCATATCCTGCATCGACTTGATTCAAGTAGTAGCCTGCACGCCTTGTCATGAACGCTTTCTGTTCATCGACAGTTTGTGCTTGATTTGGTCCCGGTGGGACTACAGTTATGTCCCCCGATGCCACTAGTTCATCATACGCCCGTTGCACTTGGTCGAAATGCTCCATTACATTCCCCCGTTACGATGCTTTGGCAATTTGCGTAGTGCTTCCGTTCTGGAAGGAATAGTAATAATAGTGTCGTTGATATGTATGGCGTGTGCAAGGCGTAGATTCTCAGAAACTAGACCAATACTAACACCGAAGTGTTCAGCAGTCTTAGTAATCGTCCAGTCTCTGGAACGCGAAGACATGGCAAGATGGTATATTTCCATTACCATAGCCTTGCCATGCCATGTGTGTTCTTGGTTGTAACGTTCCAAGAATGTCATCAGACTTCCGAAAGTGTATGAAACTGCTACGCTCTCTGAAAATTGCATGAGTCTTCCCCACCCCCCTATCTATATAGTTGAGATGGAAAAGACTAATTGGTCAAAGTAGTTATTTCTTCCAGTCCAACGGCACTTGTATTTCTTTAGTGAAAGACATTTCCTCAGTGTTCTTGAGGATTCGATAGAACATATCGTCGCGCTCGAATAGCGTTCGGATATGTGGAGTTATTCTGGCTATCTCTGCTGCCACTATTTCAGACAGAGAGATAGTCTTAGATGGTAGGAAAATCTTCTTTTCTCCAGGCACCCAGAGTAGCCGGTCCCAGTCTAGTTCTTGACTAGCAATGGTTCCAGCTACTCCGGAAGCGAGGAGACGAAGGAATTGTCTACGATTTAGGCTCATCCTTCACGACACGGATTTTGATGGCACGCCACCCCTTACCATCAACTTCTACAGGGGTGAACTCCACTTTCATGCCATTTTTCAGGTCTTGGAACTTCAGCGTATCTTGTTTCAGTGAAGTCCAGTGAAAAAAGATACGCGTGAATTTGATTTCTTTTGAGGAAATGAAACCCCATCCCTCATCAGAAACCTTGATAATCTTCCCCAATACACGCCGTTCTTCTGGCTTGTCTGGCGAATTGTCAGGCGTAGTTGGAACTTCGCTCTTAGCGAAAAAATCTGAGAGCTTGGGCACGACATTTTCCTTTCAAGGAAAAGTAGTTAATGTTAGTGGAGTGTAGCCAACACTCTAATAGGGCTACTTACGCTTGCTATCCCACTTACGGGCCATAGTCTCAGCGTATTTCTTGTGCTGAGCTTTTGACCATTTGCGGGATGTCTTACGTGGTCTGTTGTCCTTCTTCTTGTGAACGACAGATGCACGTTCCGTAGTAGCACTGTTAAGTAGGGTATTCAGCCCTAGATTAACGAGCGCCGCCTCTTGTTTTTTCGTCAGCTTTAGATTCATTCTGAGTTTTCCTCTTAAGGTATTGTGGCCGTCGGAAGCCAAAGTAGTCGATGATAATCTGTTCCAATACCCAGGATACAGATTGGTTTTCTTTCGACGCAATTGCGCGAAGTCCTGCTTTAATTTCAGGAGGCAAACCATGTCCGATGGTTTCACGGCTGACACCTGATGCAAGTCTTGGCGCAATAACGCGAGGTTTGCGATACTTCATGTCAGTCCTCAACAATGATGTTGAACTGATTAGTAAGTGCGCTAATCTGATTCTTGCTAACCCAAATAGGAAACTCCATATTGGGCTGCGATTTCAGACGCACAACGTATAGGTCTTTACTATTGACCTTCGTGATGCACGCTACATCATTGGGGTCAATTAAGTGATTACCTACACTCACAAGTGTCGGTTTCTTCTTACGTGCCATAGTATCCCTCAATAGTTAGTAAAAGCGGGGCCACTCTTGTTATACGGCACTATGTGCTACGTTAAGAGTGACCCCTATTACTGTAGACTATTATGGCCCCCTCTCTCGGCATTACGAACTATTGGTTCCCATATGGGACTTCAACCGAAGCTAATAACCCGCTTCGATATGTATTAACCAATAGGTGGGGTATTTGTCAAATCTACAGTAAGTCTCGTAGTGGCTTAGACTTCCTCCACGTCGTCGTCTTCGCCCTCAACTTCTTCCACTTCGTCATCATCAGTGGAAAGTATTTCGGAATCGGGTTCTGCGTCCGCATCCTCCTCAATGGAAGTATCTTCCGTCTTGGAGAGTTCGTCCATGTCCACCGATTCTTCGTCCTTGTCTGCTGTCAGACCCACGATTCCAACGATTACTCTGTCTTCCATGTTCGTTCTCCTTAGTTGTGATTAGTTGGACTATAATGAGAACCCTACCGTGGCAATAATAGGGCTGGCTTGTCAGGTCCATTTAATCCCATTATAGGAAGGCTCTCACACCTTCGCCACTTTGTAACTACGCCGCCTGAACATCAGCGCGAGGCGAACGATACTTGTGGTTGACACGATTGACCATACGGCCCTGATACGTGTCGTTCTCCACAAATACATCCAGCTCACGCCCTTCCGCAGACTTCAAGTCGAAACGTGTCCCTGACTTGACTTCCACGCCGAAAGCCTGCAAGAATCCAACAGCAAAACCAATAGCCTTGCTATTGAAATTCCAGTCCAACGGGACACCAGCAAACTCTTTGTCCCCTGTGTCCCCGTGGAACATAACAGTTCCTTCCACGGGATAGTTGGTCGAAGGCCCCTTTTCAGAAGCCTTTGCAGGAGCCTCTCCGACACTTTCGATTCTGACACGATACCAGCCAGGAGTAATGAGTTTACCCCTGAGCAGGTCCCTGTCACCAAATTGGATGATAGGCATTTGGTGTGGTCCTCACTTTGTGGTTGGTGTGAATGTTGATGGTTGTGGTGTGGGTGTTGTTGGTTGTTGGATTCTCTCAACAGGTTGTTCAGCCTTGAGTTTCTTGATTGCCGGTGCAATCCAACGCTCATACAACGGCTCGTTATTGAACTGTATTTTCCTTTCTAGTGGTAGTGAAGTTCGAGCATAGTCATTACCAGTGTGTTGCGTGAATAGCCCAAACTTCCCTTCACCCGAATCAACATTGAAATCACTCTCAATGTTGAAGTGATAGACTTCCGTCATGTAAGATGCTATCTTACCGGAAATCTTGTCACCACCTGTGATGATTACGCGGGAATGATGTGTGAGCTTGTTAGTGTCGTTGTCCTTATTTCTCTGACCAACGACATGTGCAATGAGGATGATATTCACTTTGTGAAATTTGTGAATATCCTTCAGGATTGACATTAACTCCTGAAACGCGGAGGCTTCAGCGTTATATTCCTCAATACCGGGAACATAGATATTGCCTATCTTTTTCCCACCAGTCCCATCACTCACCTTTTGCTTGATGGTTTCCCTATTCATGTTGTCGCCGATACTCGTTATCGAGTCAACAACAATAGTCTTAAAAGGACAGTTGACTTGCAATGATTCCAACTTAGCGCGAGGCTTACTCCAGTCAGTATAATCATCATACATCAGATGATTCTTACCCCAGAATCCCCAACGCTTAGCTGGCATTTCTAGTGCTTCCATCTTTTGGTCTGTCGATACCCAATACTGTGGACCTGGATATGACAAAGCCTGAGTGGATTTTCTAGTCCCCGGCTCACCCTTAAACATAGTGAATAAGGGTTTCTCAGGATTAGTTCCGCCACAACCCGCTTCTAGTGTTGGCACTACTTCTCCTGTCGCTTGCCTTCCTCAATCATATGTCTGAATAGCCATTGTTCAGACACAGCCATAGTGCTAGGCTTATGGTCCATCGAACTAAGCCTAAGTTTTATTTCCCGCAAGAAAAGCAGAAATTGCTGCCACATCGGCCTGTTTCTCCTTCTTACGTTCGATACAGTTGGCGCAATGAGGTTTAGTCATTGGCCTATTACTTGAGCCAGTGAGGACAATCTTATTAATCACCATTGGCTCACCACAGCGGTTACACTCACACAACTTACCTTCCGAAAGGTCTAACGGAATATAGTGTGAGCATGCCGGTTTCATGCACTTGTAGACAAAGTATGGCTTCTTAGGGTCACGAGAAAGATTGACCTTCTTATACTTGTGCAGGTGATTCGCCGGTTTTGCAGTGCTCATGATTTGCTACCATCGAATACGATAGTCCTAGTTACACGGACTACACGTATTGGATACTTCTCGCCTGCATTCTCCTTTACCCAATGCAAGGCATCAGTGTGTCGAGTCTCCACCTTCTGGAGAATCCACTTAGTTCCGAGTTTTACCTCTATGTAGTAATGTTTACTCATCTTCTTCGTTAGTTGGGTCCCACACAGGACCGACATAAAAGTGAAGTTTCAGATTCTCCTCACGCATGTTAGGATTAGCACTGCAAACGTCCTCATAAAACGCGCAGTTTCCATACTTACCCTCACAATGGGTAAAGTTAGGAGGCCAATGTCCTGTCTCGGCATACATGAGTAGCAATTTAGCGTAGTAAGGCACCGTCTCACTTTGCCACTCGAACAAACGTTCTGGAGTGTAAGGAATCGGTGTTCTTTGAAACTTCTCCTCTGGCTTCAGTGATGTTTGGAAGCCAATCTTATTAATGATTATTTGACGAGTGCCCATCACTAAACACTGCCCCATGAACTGATTATTCATGGAATTAGTATCGCGACGCTGACTCATCGTCTTATGGTCTACTGGAAAGATACCCTGATTAGTATCAACGGTCCAATCCAGCTTTGACTTCCACAGTATGCGAATCTCATCATCCTCATACAATGGAAGACGTTTAACTACCTCAACTTCCAGAGGCACCCAATGGTCATTACGATAGAACTGTTGGTATTGGTCGCAAGTATCCAGAACATACTGCCAGCCAATACGCTTAGGCTTATCGGTGGAATCCTTCGGCGTATTCTTGACACCGGGATACTCATCGGGCCTATGTCCACACAGAGGTTTCGGAATCTCTGTTGTAGCTTTGAATCCTGCACATGCTGGACAGCCACGAATATATAACTCAGCGGCTGCCATACCATATCCTATCGCCTGCTCACGCTTAACACCGTGAATGATTGAGCGATAGAATACTTCCAGAAACTTGTGAACAATGCTACCAGCCTCTAATGAATTAGACTTGCCATTGATACTCTGCAACGACAAGTTAAAACGAAAATCCGTGAGGCGAGCACACGACATAATGGTAGCTAGAACTGTAGCATCAAGGATGACATTCTTCTTGCCACCCATGATGTTCTCTACAACTCTATCTATCATTGCATCGTTATCGATGCTTGCTCCGTCGAAGTCAGTCATTTCGATAGCCTTCCAGCAGAATCTTATGACTGATGTTCAAGTCTTGGTCAAAGAATCCTAGCGCAGATTCTACAGCCGCGAAGGATTCGGGAGTAGCACTCTCGCTACAGATTTCGATAACAATAGAACGCACACCCATCTTGTCGTTCGCAGTGACAGGGCGCTGCATCTTAGTTATCGTGTATTGATGGAGCCAGATTTTAGTCATTTCTTCTCGTAAGGTTCACGAATTTCGACCTTCAGTATTTCAGTATCACCAATGGAAGTCCACGTCCAACCAGTGCGTCCTTCCTGTCTTGGAATACTGACATATATCCTGACATTCTGCTTACCCTCACCGAGTAATGCAGTCATGTCTTTGACGGAGTAGATTCGTGTAGTCACAATCTCCTTTGTCTCAGTCACTGTATATTCCTCGGCACCACCACAGGGAGATGCTCATTAGTCATTGACAGTTGATACCAGCCTTCCGGAAGTTTCTCGCCACGAATATCAAACAACTCAGGTGCGGACATCTCACCATCATTGTAGGTAATGACAAAGCCGTAGCCAATGAGAGCGCCGTTGTCATACACAACTAGCTTATGCATGACACCGTTCTTAATCGTAGGCTTCACACGCTTGTTCAACGGAGTATACTCCAACGTATTGCGAATTAGTTTCATGACCAGCACCCTGCTTCATGAATGAGGCGCCTTGCAGTGTTACGTTCAGACAACCAGCAATGGTCAACTAAACGTTTAGCTGTCATGCCAAGTAGATACAATGCGACGTTGCAGTTTTGTGCCACTAATCCTTGATTACATTCAGGATTAGGACATGGTTTAGTAGTTGGCCCATCTGCAACATCTTGTCTACCATGACAGACAGGACAAAACTCCTGACCATTACAGTGTTCACGATGCCACTTAGCGGCCTCGATTATGTTTGTTAGTTCTGCGTAGGCAGATGATACTTTCATTAGTCCCTCGGGTCATGCAAGGGAAATTGCAAACAATACTGCTGATACGCGGGGTCGGGAATAGGGTCATTAGCCCCACGAACATGAGTATTGCACTCACGGCAGACTTCGTAACAGTCACCTTTGCCAGAATGCGACATTGCATAGACATATGCATATCGCTTACAGGTAACGCAGAAGCGCCACCCATCACCAATATACATATAAGGATTCACGACAAGTCCAAGCCGATTCAATTCTTCTCGACTGTAGACTTCATACAAGACTTTGCCGTATTGTATTACATACATAGTTGGCTCCTTTAGAAACTAGCCATAGCAGTAACGTTAGTCTTCTTGTCTGGGGTCTTGCCTTTCTTAACTTTCTTTTCGCGATGTTTCTTGACAATCATTTCTGCCAATTCTTTCGCGAAAGCTCCCTCATTCCAGACTTGCGTAGCCTCACCTTTATTCATGGCGAGATGATAGTTGATGCGCTTACCCTCGACAATAACGTCGAGATGCTCATCGATAGTTCCTTCCGCTTCTGGACAGGTGATATTAATCTGATTGCTCAACTGTCCAATACGACGGAAGCGTCCCGGTGTAGCTTGGTCCTCATTCTGAGGATTCCACTGTCTCTCATGCAGAATACTATCTGCACAAGTCTGAAGATTCAAACCCTCACCGCACGCAAGCGTAGATGCAATCATGATGCAACGCTTGGTGTTATTGAACTTCTCCTGTAAGTCGTATCCTTCTGGTCTGCCAGTATGTTTCGACGTATACTGGAATACCGGAATACCTTCGTCCTTGAGAGTCTGCGCCAACTCATACCAATCAGGATTACTTGCCTTATCGGTATTCTGTAATGCGCTGGTCATCAGTTCACCAACATCTTTATGGTGAACGAATACTACCAGCTTTCTGTCAGTATCCTCGACGTATGACTCGATGAATGATAGTGTCGCT